GCTGTGATGTTGCCGGTGGAGGAAATTGTATTTGATCCAAAGTTGGACAACAATGTGGTAACATTTGAATTGGTATAAGTGGCCGGCAGACCGGTCAATTGACTGCCGTTGCCTAAAATATAACTGCCAGTGACGTTGCCCAGGGCACTGACCACTCCTGTAACATACTGTCCAGTTGAGGCAACTGTTACCACGTTTCCAAATCCGGCGACCCCGGTGCTCACATTGCCATTGATGTTGGTGATCTTTACATTGCTGGTTCCATTTTGAATGGTAGTAACTGTTACATTTCCGATCTGGCTTACCTGTGCCCAAATGACACTGCTTCCATCATAATCTGCAAAGCAATAATAAAAATAGTTGCTGTCGTAAGCATACCAACCGGCAAGATCACCTAGTTGTCCAACTAAAGTTGTTGGCGGAGTAGTCTGAGCCCGAGCATAAAGTTCTGTAAAATTCTCATTGCTAATGATAAAAGAGTTGCGTAAAGGGGTGCCCTCCCCATCATTTGGTTGAGCTCCTACTTGGATAACTTGTTGGGTCATAGATAATCGTCCTCTTGCTGTATTTAGCAGAGGGCCAATTCTAGACTATTTGGGTATTTTAACCTGGGCTAAAACTGCTGCCGCAACCGCAGGTGGTTTGCGCTGTGGGATTTTTGATACTAAAAGTAGCACCGTATTGATCTTCTTTAAAGTCCACTTCTGCACCTTGTAGATAGCCACCACTCATGCTGTCTACCAGTATTTGGACTCCACCAATGTCCAAATTCCAATCATCGTCATTGGCTATTTCATCCAGGGTGAAGCCGTAACTCATGCCACTACATCCACCTCCCTGCACAAATACACGCAGTTTAAGTGCTGGATTGCTTTCTTCAGCAATGATATCTCGTATTTTTGCCACTGCGTTGTCGGTAATTGTGATCATATTCTTTCGTTGCAAACGTTCCAGTCAATAATTTTCCAGATGTTATCTAGATAACGTTCTTTGTCCCATTGATAATCCAGGGCCCAGACGTGTTCCCACCAGTCAACTAGCACACAAATATCTGTTCTAACTTGATGGTTTGGAATAGTTTTAATTGTGCCCGCAGTGCTGAGATAAACCCAACCCGATCCTTGTATCTTCATTGCAGTTTCTTTGAAAGCCGCTTTGAAATCTTCGTAGGTTTTAAAGTTGGTTTCGATTAGTTCTAGCACAGCGCCTTTAGGGCGATTGGCACCCTTGGGTGCTTGTAATTGAGGGAAAAACTTGTTGTGTAAAAAACTACCAGCACGATTAAAGTCAGCATTGCCTTCGCCGGCATTGTAACGTTTGGCATAGCTTTTGGCCAAATGCCCGTAATGGTATTCTAAACTTTCTTTGCTCAACACTGGCTCAAGGTCTTTTTCGCCATAAGGCAGTGGTGTAGTTTCTAACTTGGCTGGCCGAGTTGAAGCTTCTAATAAATCGATATCTTGTCTTATACTAACATGCATATTCTTATTTAGTTTACTTGTTCCGTGAACAACGTCAAATGATTTTCATTGCGTATTTGATTTAATATTGAATTATAAGATTGACTTTTTGCCCACAACTCTGTGTCAAATGATGCAACTTGTATTTGTGCAATTAGTCCTGTTACTGTGTTTTTTTGTTCATCATCTAATTCTAGCTCAAGACAAGATTCTAAATAAGCTATAGCCTTAATCTGCAGTTCCTCTGGCAAATTATCTGCAGATAGGTGATCCGGGCGTTGGCAAACATAAAATTGATGTCGTATTCCGTACCAGCCCTGACGTGGATTACTAGTCACACCAATTTTCTGCATACGATTACCAAACTCCAACAAGGGTTTTAATCCAAATACTGATAGGTTTGATACCACAGAGTTTATATTCAAACTCGGGGCATTTCCTGCTAGCCATGTGACATTACGTTCAACAACTGACCAATCTGTTCCGTGCCTGACAATTTCGGCCGCTGGACCTACTGCATCGACACTCACAGTCCAGTGCAAGTGCGGTAGTTGTTCTGTAATTTCAAACCAAAAATCATCTTGAAAACTGGCGTTGGTTGTTATTAAAACTTTAATGTCTTTGTAGTCTTGACGAATCTTTGTAATGAGATCACGCACCCTGGGAATTACAGTAGGCTCACCACCAGTCAGCATAATCTTTTTGAGTGACCCTAAATTACGCATAATCCAATCAATATTGGTGTCGGTGACTGCGGCAGTTTTACCGTCGGGCTGTAACCAAAAGAATTTTCTCAACTCAGCATAGTTATTAACTTCTTGTGCAATGCCATGACTGAATACAGGACTACAACTACGGCATTTAAAATTACAAATATTAATTGATCTGAAATCTATAAAATCAATTTTGGTATCTGTAAAAACTTGATTATTGTAGTCTTGGTTGGCATAAGTTCTAAGACTATTGCCATATGCTTGTTCATTACTGACACACATGTGACAGTCCTCGGGTTGTCGCCTATTGAGTAAATCCTGTTGTATTTCAATTAATTTTGGATTCTTATGCCAATCATTCAGTGACGTTTCGTATCTTGGAATTTGACAACATGGGGATACACCAGTGCTATCAATATAGGCATGCCTAAATGGAAGTGGGCAGTACCAGTCTGACATAATTATCTGCGGCGAGTAATACGACCACGAGTTAGATCGTACGGGCTGAATTCCATTTCTACTGTATCACCCATCAGGACCTTGATGTTGTTTTTACGCATACGACCACTGAGGTTAGCCAGCACAGGCCGTTCAAAGTTTTCCATTTTGATACGAAACATAGTATTAGGTAAAACCTCTGCTACAACCCCTTCCATTTTTATTACATCTTCTTTGCTCAATTAATGTGTTCTTTCATTTTAGCGCCGCATCTTACTTATATCTTTGGCTTCTTCGTCTGAAAATACTGGAACAGCATTTGACTTGTGCATAGTAGCAATACCTTTGACTTTGGTGCCTGTGTAAACTTTGGCCGGTGCAAGAGTGGCGTTGCCACCGGTATTTACACTGGGAATATGATGTGTGGTAAATCGTCCTGGCGGCGCACTCAATTTATAGTCAAGTGGTTCAGCCTTTAAGGCGCGGCTACGCTTTTTCTCATCGGCGTCTACTTCCCACTTTTTCTTGAGTTCTCTCCAACTGGCATCAAGTTCACGACTTTTACGAGCTTCTTCGGCATTGCGAAATTTAACTCGGCCTTTCTTTTTGCCGTTGAGACTAAGGTACGGGCCAACAAGGTGCATGGTCATTTTTGCAACAACTCCATAGTGTATTCGGTATCGCGTATATGGGCTACAGGCAGGAGCCAACCGTTGCCGATGCACTCAGCAATGATTAATTTATACTCTCGCGGACATTCTTTACTAACCTCAAAACTGGCTCTAGGAACCAGCGTGAGTCCGTTGGACGAGAATGTAAAATCTGCGTCTTTGGCACGTAAAGTTTTGTGTGGGCGACCTGCTGAAATCTTAATCATGCTTTATTATAGCAGATAATTGGGCGCATGTCAACCGATTATTTGAACAAGATCACAGCCATTATGACGGCCTGTATTATAAACCCAACACCAATTGTGACAATGTTCAAGGTATCTTTGAGCACAATGGCTCGCCCAAACAACAGCAACAGGCCGGCCCAAATAAACAGCACAATGTCCAAGCCCGGAGTGCGATCACTGAGTCCGGTCAACAGTGCCAACAAGGATGGAATAGTGGCGGCATGCATCAGGATCACAGACAACCATCCCAATGTATCAGCACTTACTTTGGGCAATTGTTGATCTAACCATGCTCTTGCACACTTGATAAAATGATCTAATTTTTCCATAGTTATATCTTTTCCCCATAAAATACATGTCGGCCTATTTTGGCCACTTGTGGCTTGCCCCACTGCGGTGTGACATAGTCTGCATGAAAATACAAGGCCGTTTTCAAGCTGGGCAGTCTAAAGCCTTCCAACAGGACCTTTTTTGCCACTTCTTCTGATTCCTTCCAGTGTGCTGGATATATAGGTCGGATCTTGCTGGAACCATCGCAGAACCACGAGAACTGACAAACTATCTTGTCATACACAATGTTTTTCTGATACACAACACCACAAATGTCTGGAGCAAACTTGCCGCTTTCCACACGATTGATAGTGACCTGGGCCACGGCTACCTTACCTTCAAAAGGTTCGCTTGCGCTTTCCCAATAGATGTTTTTGGTCAAACAGGCCAGTTGCCTGGTTCGATCTTCTGCACTGACAAACCCTTGTCGTGCCACTTCATTTGTTGCTTTTAGGATATCTAATTTGTGTTGTGTCACTGCGGTAACCGCAAACACCACAATCATAAATCCACAAAATTGAAAAATTTTGTTACCTACGTTGGTTATTGAACTTAATTTCAATGCCTTCTCCTCATCGCAATACTGTGCTTGTCAGCGGAGGTGCCCAGGATGAGCGCATTGACGGTGGCTGTAGAAGTTTAGACAGGAGACCTCGGCCTTCTTTGCCATACTCTCTAAACTGACCTTTGTTTCCGGGCAGTTCATACCATTTGTCAATGAAGAGGATTTCCGAAGTCCTCTTTGAAAAAGACCAGCATTGCGGCGCTGGTCGGTCCGTTGTGCAGTAGAAACAATTTGTAATCCTTCGCTGAGCTTGTGTGTGCCAGCCTGGGTGAGT